GGAAAAACTTGATGAGAACTTCGGGAAAAGCGAAGACATAATAGCCAACAACATAGAGCAACTGAAACAGCTCTTTCCAGAGGCCTTTACTGAAGGAAGGATTGATTTTGAGGTCTTAAAACAATTATTGGGTGAATACATTGATACCAATGAGGAGAAGTATGGTCTTAACTGGTTTGGCAAGAAGAAAGCCCGTCAATTTGCTCTTACCCCTAGTTTAGGAACATTGAGACCCTGCCCAGAAAAAAGTGTGGATTGGGAGACAACGAAAAATATTATGATAGAAGGAGATAATCTGGAAGTTCTTAAACTTCTACAAAAAAGCTACTCAAACAAAATAAAGCTGATATATATAGACCCACCATACAATACTGGTAGTGATTTTGTCTACAACGATAATTATTCTGACAGTATTAAACATTATAAAGAGATTACTGGTCAACTATCTGATGGTGTGACGATTACTTCGAATGTTGAATCATCAGGCCGATATCACACAAATTGGCTTAATATGATGCTGCCCCGGTTAACTATAGCAAGAAACCTTCTAAGAGATGATGGTTTAATAATGATTAGCATTGACGATCACGAGCTTCACAATTTACTCTCAATATGTAACCAATTGTTCGGAACTGAGAATTACATTGCTACGCAAGTTTGGCAGAAAAAAACATCGGGGGGACAGCACTCATCAACTTTCCTTGACTTCCACGAATATATTGTCACCTATGCGAAAAACATCGAATCATTGACAGAATTAAGAATCTCAAGATCTGAGAAGCAAGAGAGCAGCTTTACTATGGTAGATGAGTACCAATCTGAAAGAGGAAAATATCTTTTAAGCCCCTTGAAATCATGGCTTGATGAACGGAAGACACTTATTTATCCAATTCAATGCCCAGATGGATCATTTCTTAAAACTCAATGGATTTGTTCACAACCTACATTTGAGCAGCTTAAAAAAGAAGGGAGAATTCAGTTTAAGCAAAACAGCAAAGGAGAGTGGGCGATATATAAAAAACAATACTCTCAAGAAAATGATGGTAAGATTAAGCCACCTTCTTTGATAACAGATTTAGCTTATACAGCAAATGGTAAAAGAGACATTAAAGATGTGTTTAATGATTTTGATGTATTCTCATTCCCTAAGCCAGTGAAGCTCATGAAGTACTTATGCGAAATGGCTACGAACGGCAATGATATAATACTTGATTTTTTTGCGGGTTCAGGAACAATGGCGCAAGCAGTTATGGAGCTGAATCAATCGGATGGCGAGTCACGACGATTTATAATGGTACAGCTACCTGAGTTGATTGCTGATAGTAAGTCGCAAAATGACGGAGCAGCAGGATATTTTTCGGATCAATCGAATCCTATCAATGTTGCTGATATCTGTATAGAGCGCATTCGGCAGACAGGGAATAGAATTCGTGAACATAATAACATTCATTCAATAGACACAGGTTTCCGGGTTTTCATACTTGATTCTTCTAACATAAAAGCATGGGACCCTTCAGTCCTGGACGTAGAAAGTAACATAGAAGAATTCATAGAATATATTAAACCCGATAGATCTGAAGAGGATATACTTTTCGAACTGCTGCTAAAGTTTGGATTAGATTTAGCAGTGCAGATTGAAAGCAGAGATATCGCCAATAAGCAAGTTTATAACGTTGGCTTTGGAGTTTTGCTAGTATGCCTTGCAACAAACATAACTAATAAAGAGATTGAACCTCTAGCGCTGGGCATGATTGAGTGGATCAAAGAGCAGAATCCTGAAGCAGAAACTACAATTGTTTTTCGTGACTCTGCCTTTGCAGATGATGTCGCCAAAACGAACATCACAGCCATCTTCAATCAATATGGGTTTCTCAATATCCGCAGTTTGTAGGGGTGAATATGAAGCTACATTTTGAGCCAAATCTGCAGTTTCAGCTTGATGCTATAGAGGCAGTTTGTGACCTGTTTAAGGGACAAGAGAGCTGCCATTCAGTATTTACGGTAACCTTGCCCAACGAAGAACAAACAGATTATCTATTAGAATCAGATAATATCGGAATAGGCAATAAACTACAGTTATTGGATGATGAGGTATTGGCAAACCTAAGACAAATTCAATTACGAAACGGCTTAAGACCAGATGATACTCTTCACTCTATGAATTTTACAGTGGAAATGGAGACGGGAACAGGAAAAACCTATGTGTACCTTAGAACCATTCTGGAGTTAAATAAGCGTTTTGGTTTCAATAAGTTCGTGATTGTTGTACCCTCAGTTGCCATCAAAGAAGGGGTTTACAAATCACTTCAGATCACTCAGGATCACCTACGCTCGTTATATGCTAACGAACCTTACGAATATTTCTTATACGACTCTGCAAAACTTGGACAGGTAAGGAACTTCGCTACTAGTAGTTCTATTCAGATTATGGTGGTTACTGTTGGCGCAATCAATAAGAAGGATGTAAACAATCTATATAAAGAAACCGAGAAGATCAATGGCGAGAAGCCGATTGACTTGATTAAACAAACAAATCCTATCATCATAGTCGATGAACCGCAGAGCGTTGATGGGGGTTTAGAAGGCAGGGGAAAAGAAGCTCTGGCGGCAATGAATCCGTTATGTACGTTACGTTATTCGGCTACTCATGTGGAAAAGCACCACATGGTGTATCGGCTGGATGCTGTTGATGCTTATGAGCAGAAACTGGTAAAACAGATAGAGGTGGCTTCCGCAGCTATTATTGGTGACCATAATAAGCCATACATAAAAGTCTTATCGGTATTAAATAAACGCAATGTTATTCAAGCCAAGGTGGAATTGGATGTTCAGCAAGGTCAGAAAGTGGTCCGTAAAGAGCTATTTGTGCAGGACGGTGACAATCTGGAACTGGTAACCAACAGAGCTGTATATGAAAACTGCCTGATAGGGGAGATAAACTGCAGCAAGGGCAGAGAGTTTGTAGAAATCAGGTTCCCCGGCTTCAATCAGAATATGGCAATCGGCGATAGTTATGGCGGAGTTGATGACGAATCCCTGGCGAGGTTGATGATCCGCCGGACGATTAAAGAGCACTTGGATAAGGAGCTGAGGTTGAAAAATGAAGAAAAAGGTATTAAGGTCTTAAGTTTGTTTTTCATAGATCGTGTGGAAAAATATCGCAGTTACGATGCAGAAGGCCATGCTATCAAGGGTGAGTATGCCAGAATCTTTGAAGAGGAATACTCCCAGCTGATCAAGCGGGATGAATACCATACTATCTTCCAGGATGTGGATACTGATAGTCTTGCCGAAGAAGTTCATAATGGCTATTTTTCCATTGATAAAAAAGGCGGATGGACAGATACTGAAGAGAATAATCAGACTAACAGAGATAACGCAGAACGCGCCTATAACCTGATCATGAAGGATAAAGAGAAGCTCCTCAGCTTTGAAACCAAGCTAAAGTTCATCTTTTCACATTCTGCGTTGAGAGAAGGTTGGGACAACCCCAATGTATTCCAGATCTGCGTCCTAAGGGAGATGGGCTCTGAACTTCAGAGAAGGCAAACCATTGGCAGAGGCTTGCGGCTTTGCGTAAACCAAGCCGGAGAAAGAATTAGAGGATTCAATATCAATACCCTCACCGTAATTGCCAATGAAGGGTATGAGTCATTCGCTGAGAACCTGCAGAAAGAGATTGAACAGGATACAGGTATCCGCTTCGGAATCGTGGAGAAGCACCAGTTTGCGACCGTGCACATACTTGATGATTCAGGGAAAATCTCCCCATTGGGAGTAGAAAAATCTGAAAGTATTTGGTCGTATTTATTGGCAAATAACTACATAGATCATAAGGGAAAAGTTCAGGATAAGCTGAGAACAGCTCTAAAGGATGGATCATTCGTTATCCCTGATGAGTTTATAGATCAACTTCCACAAGTTAAAGAGATACTGCGTAAACTGGCAGGCAAACTAGATGTAAAGAATGCTGATGAGCGGAATCTGATTAAGGTAAGGAAAGAAGTTTTATATAGCCCTGAGTTCAAGGAACTATGGGACAAGATCAAGCATAAAACTACATATCGAGTTCATTTCGACAATGATAAACTCATATCAGATTGCATTGAGGCAATAAAGAATATGCCACCTATTACCAGATCAAAGCTTGTATGGGATAAGGCTGGCATTGAAATCGGCAAAGGAGGGGTGAGCGCAACCCTCTCTTCATCTTCTGCTCCGGAAACCATCGAAGAAGGTTGGGTGGCATTACCAGATGTTCTATCAGATCTACAGGATAAAACAAATTTAACAAGGAAAAGCATTGCCAAGATACTTCTGCAATGTGATAGGTTGATTGACTTCAAACGAAATCCCCAGAAGTTTATTGAATACTCAGTTGAGTGTATCAACAAAGCAAAAGGGCTGGCGTTGGTAGATGGGATAAAATACCAGCGTATAGGGGATGACTATTTTTATGCTCAGGAGCTATTTGAAAACGAAGAGCTGTTTGGTTATTTGTCACGCAATATGCTTGAATCAAAGAAGTCTCCGTATGAGTATGTAGTTTATGACTCTGCCACTGTAGAAAAGCTGTTTGCAGAAAGATTGGAGCAGAATGAAGCGGTTAAAGTGTTTGCCAAGCTACCCAGCTGGTTCATAGTTCCAACACCATTGGGGAGTTATAATCCGGACTGGGCTGTGTTAGTAGAAACTGAAAAACACCTACGATTGTTTTTTGTAGTTGAGACTAAGGGTGATACATCCCTAGAGGCTCTGCGGCCTTCAGAGAAAGGAAAAATCGCTTGTGGAAAGAAGCACTTTCAATCTTTGGGAAATGATGTGGCTTTTTGTGTCGCCAATAACTATGATACCTTCGCAGAGCATTTAAGTTGATCATGTCTTCTTTCAAATACGCAGATAGATTGAAGTTTGAAAAACTATTCGGAATGGGTGGCGGATATGTCCTCTCTTTTAGCAATAGGACATTCAAATATTTCTTCATCTCCACAGTAGACATAGATATTTATGATGGTTCATTAGCCGATTGTACATTATCCAAAGCTAATCTTCTGAGAGCTTTTTGGGAAAAAGCTGATGACATGCAAATTGCCAAAGTTAATCAAGAGCTTCTAAAGATCTGGTGGAATGATTCACAAGATAAAACCGATTCTGACCTGTCTTTGTACAATGAGTGCGTTCTCATAAACAATAAGTTATCTGGTATCCAGCAGGTCAAGAATATTGATGCTTTACGCTCAATTGATGCCGATGAAAGTCTGGATGCAATTATTGCTGACATTAAACAAAACATAGAGAATAACAAACCCGAGTTAACCATAGATCGACTGCATACTTATTTGGTTAACTACTGCAGAAAACTATGCGATAAACATGGGATACGGTATACAGGCAATAACACACTAAACTCATTGTTTGGTTCATACAATAAATGGTTGCACGATCATGAGTTATTGGAATCCAATATGTCGAGTAACATCATTGGTAGCATTGTAAAATTATTTGATGATTTCAATTATGTTAGGAATAATGAGAGTGCTGCCCACCCTAACCCCTTGCTAAACAAGATTGAGAGCTTGTTTATAGTCGATACTATCTGCAGTACGATAGAATTCATAAATAAAATCGAAGATGTGTTGGCTGGTTCGCTGACTCAGGGTTCAGATCAAGAAAATATCATCCCATTCTAAAAATCTCTTTCGAATCAGATTATTTCAGTCGTCGTTCTACACTTCCAGTGAAACGGTGGGAACGGAGTGTGTGCTCCTGAGACACCAACTGGGTTCATTTCTGAGTCATATTCGATCTGATCGTCTTTGATCCAAGGCGCAAGGGCTTTAATGTATTCCCGGGCATCATCCAGGCTGTTGGACTTGGTATCCAGAGCCATCAGATTATCCATCACTTCCAAAGCATCGTTTAGTGGGTAGATCTTATCTTGGGCAGCTAGAGCCCGACAGATGTCACTGGTACGGTCATCCAGGATCACCACGAGCTTGTAGTATTTGGCTTTGGCTTTCTTGTATCCTTGAAGCCTTCCGAACTCCCTGATTCTGAGTGCTGTATGCTCTGCGAGCCCTTGCCAGTAATAAGATGAGCGGTTGGCAATGTCATTGAACTGGTCTTTGAGGGTATCGGCAAGCATCTCTTTCGTATATCCCTGCTCAATGGCTTTGGTGAGGGTATCTGCGAAGTTCTGCCGGATATCAGCCTCAAAATGGTTCCCGATCCAGAACAGCTGCTGTTTCTGGATAGTAGATGAGAGGTGCTGATCTTCAATGCCCCAGAGCCCGATACTGGCTTTGGTGGGTGCTTGTACTTGGACGTCTTTCAATCCAAGCCGCACACAGCGGTCTATTATTGCTTTGGTGGGCTCATTGACGAGGGCTGCGAAGTCATCTCCCAACTGGGTATTGATGATGTTCATCAGCTTATCTATGGAGTTCTGGTTGAACTTCTCTGCTCGCGGCATGTCACTCAACATCTGGATGGCAAGCCTGGCAGCATCCTTGATCTCGGTTTTCCAGGCATTATTGAGGACCCGGTAGTACTCCAACATGAGCTTATCATAGTAGTTCATCAGAAACTGAACCTCCGGACCTTGACTCTATTCCTGCCAATATCGTATTCAGAGAAGCGTTCCAAGCATCCGGCCAGAGCATCACAGCCATCGATATAGCCGTCAGGATAGGTAAGGAACTGGCTTATGAGAGTAGGCGTATCCTGTCCCTCAGGGAAGAGCACTTTGGCGGTCTCGATGATTGTCTCGGTTCTCTCGATGCGGAGGTTCTTGTTGTCCTTGTTATCTATGCGCTTGATTCTATGACTTATAGGTGGCAGATGGTTATCCTGTGCCCACCTGTCAAAGTCAGCCAAGATACGAGCTTGTCCGTATGTGGTCTCACAGGCAGCTCTGGCTTTCACTCTGTATATCCTATCCAGCTCTTGATAGGCATCATAGTAGTATCGGAAGAACTTGGTGTTCTCAGTCTGCCGTATCCAGACGTGTATTACATAGAATCTGTTACCATCATAGCCTATGGAGATGATAGCCTTGAAACAGCCTTTCTCTCCCCAAGCAGGATCTGCATAGAGCCAGACCCGCTTCATCTGAGATGGATCAGGCAGAGATCTATACTTAGTGAACCAGTGGTTCTTGAAGATGTTACCTTCGATAACCGGCTGCCCCAGCATCTCTCTTTGATAGCCGGTCAGACCGAACTTGGCTCGCAGGTTGGGCAGAGTGGATGTGGGGTACTGAGCCTCCCAGACAGACTTGCCCTGCTGATCTTCGAGCGAGAAGCGCATAATCGCTTTCTGATGCGTCTTTAATGCAATCTGGTATGTAACGTCTAATACTGGATTATCTGCCCGCATTTCGCTTATGATGAGCTCCTGGAACTGGCAGATGGAGTAATTGGGGTGCACCAGGTTACCGAGCCAGATGATTCTACCGCCACCCTCAGGTGCCAGTGCCCCGGCAAGTTCCTGGGAGATCTTCTCCATGCGTCTCTTGCCGATGGACTGGTTACCCATGTTTTCTTCTTTATCGATATCATCACAAACAATCAGTCCAGGTCGCTTAGCTGTCTTGGGATTGATGGTTCCCCGATGAGACTGTTTTATGCTTCTGGCTCGTATCCTGGCTTTATTCTTGAGATAGAAGTCCAGATCAAAGGTATCCATTGGTTGCAGCTCCGGATAATCTATGGTGAGCCGCTTATTGTTCTGTAGCTCATGAAGTGTAAACGCTGTGCGTTCCTGTGCCAGATCTATGTCTGCGGCAGTATGGATCACGTAGCGTTCGCCTTTGATGATCATCCAGATGGGATAGACCACTCCCATGAGCACCGTTTTGCCCAGCCCACGAAAACCGGTGATGGCGATGATGCCTGAACCCTTATCAGTTTCATCGAACATAGTCTCATGTGCTGGGCAAAAAGGTAGTGGGAAGATATGCGGGAAATAGGTATGACAGAAGAATGAGAAAGCATCCCAGCCATCTCCAGTGGTTCGTCTTATCCGTTCTGCCTTGGCTTCAGGATTATCGTCTATAAAAGGCAAGACGGAGATCGTTTTGGATGCGATCTCCGCCAGTGCTTTGTTATGCCGCTGAATGAACTTCTTAGGCATAACCGGGTAACCCCCCGACGCCCAGGGGGAAGGGCGTCGGGGACCCGGAGGTCGGAGGACTGACCAGTTCGGGCTGTTGGCTTGGAGGGTATGTAGGGTCTGTAGGCTTAGGCTGGGGAGGCCTTATGTAGGATGCATAAAAGCTAACCATTTCTTACTCTCAGATATTCTGCCAGATCAAGGACAATACCCTGAAACTGCTTGAGCAAGGTCTCATGCCCTTTTTCGATCATGTAGTCAGTAACCTGATCCAGGAACTTTACGATGTAGTCGTTCAACTCCTTGGAAGGCTCAGAGTCCTTCTGGTTCTGCTTGATCAAGCTTACAAGGCTCTGCAGAGCGGTATCGGCAGGATTCTTGGCATATTCACGCAGTGCCTGGATGAGTGCTTTCTTGCGGGCAATGGCTATCTCGTGGTCGAGCTTGCGCTCTTCCTTGAATAGCTCGTCCCACTTGCCGCTCTTGATCCACTTGCGGACGGTGATATCGGAGACACCGAAGATCACCGCCAGCTCAGTGGGTTCGGTCTTGCCGTTCAGATAGGCTTCTTTGCAGTTGTCCCGCTTAATGCGGAACTCACGGCTGTTACTCATACTCAGGGCGTACCTTGTGCTTCAACAGGTAGTCGTTCAAGTCTTTTCCGGCACAGCGCAGCTGTCCGTTATCTTTGGTTCTAAAAGCAGGCAGAGGATCGAGGATGTCCCTGATCCAGCGGTATACCGTATTACGGCTGACCCGGAGCGTGGAAGCTACTTCATCGGGTCTATAGTTTCGATCATTTTTGAATATATTCATTGTCTCCTCTGCCGCATTCATATTTAATGATGCCATTATTTCTACTCCCTTGCTGTTATCAAATCAGGATGTATAAGGATGGTGCAGTATCAAAGAGCACTGAAGTTCAGCACGATGCGGTTGTAGTTGCCAGCCTCGTCCCGCACAGCGAAAGAGATGTACTGCTTGGTGGAAGTCACCAGGATGGCTTTATCGATCAGTTCCATCGCTTCTTTCCAGACCGGGTCCTTGATCTTGTAGCGGCGCAGGGCGAAGATGCGATAACGGGCAAGCTGTCCGCGCTTATCTACTTGGAAGGCTTCGTTGACGATAGCCTTGAGGTTGTCATTGGAATCGGCAGACCAGGCTTTGATACATTCGTCTATCTTCTGTTTGGCGAGTTGCAGCTCGATCCCGAACTGAATCTTCTCTCTGAAGCGCATCTCAATGCGGTACTTCTCATCAAAGCTGATGAGCAGAGCATTGCCCTTCCATTCGAGGTTATTCCTGCGAGCAGCGTCATTCAGATACTTCTCGATGATCTGGATCAATTTTTGTTTATCGGAGATAATCCGTTCTTGCAGTTTGAGGGCGCAGTCCATAGCTTTCTTGACTGCGGCGTCCTTTTCTACTATTTCGGCATGCAGCACCTTTACAGGGATTTCCCTACCTTGAGCATCGGTTAAGGTGCGCTCTTTGACTGGCTTGCTCGCTTTACTCATTTTAATCCTCCTTAGGATCAGTTTGTTTATTTGGTGATTGTTTGATTTCTTGTTTTTTGACGTAGGACTGGAACATTGCGATGACCGCCCTGCGCTCCTTCATATTAAGCAGGTTCCAGTGACTTTTGGAATAGTGTTTGATGGTATATGCCCTCAGCTGGGACTCGGTCCAGCCGGCTTGCTTCATGAGGACATGCATATAATTACCCTGCTTATCGTAGTTGTATTCGAGAGGACGACCATGTTTGCGGTACTTGAGCAGGAGTGCCTTCAACTCAGTTAAGCGATCCTCTGATAAGGCGCGGAGTGATTCCCCATAACCCAGACCCTTGATGATGAACTTGAAGGCATCGAGCGGCCAGTGGAACTTCTTGACCCTAAGGCCGTGAATCTCTTGGCGTAGTTTCCGTTCTCGCTGTTCCTGTGTCATAGAAGACCTCTGATTGGCTTGTCTTGCAGCGCTTGCTGTGGTTGTTGATCCATCCGCTTCTTGGTACGATATGGTGCTCTTTGCTTGGATGGTATCCCGGCCTTGCCACGCAGCTCGCTCAGGATACCTTTAATCACAATCGATCCCACCAGGGGGATTTTCTGGGGATCTAATACGCAGTAACCGTTTTGATCGATGCCGATCACCTTAACCGAAGCCATTGCCTCCAGATAGAGATAGATCCACTGTCTGCTGCGTCCGTATATCGAAGCAAGCTGGCGAATGCTGTGGATCTTTTGGTGAGAGATGATATTCAGCAGTTTACCGCACTCCATCTTACTGAAATCCAATTTCTGCGAATGCGTGTTAACCAGCTTGAAGTCATAGCGATGGGCATAGACATAGATCTCTTCATCCTTGCAGATACGCTTGATGTTGCCTTCGGCGAGCATCGTGCTCATCACAGCGTTGACGATCTCCAGGGGAGCGTCCGTCATCTCGCAGACCAGTTTCTGATTGAAGGGACGTCTGAACTGGATTATGAAGCGGCGTACCAGATCTTGCTGGGTCATAATGACTCCCTCATCACCAGCTCCGCTAAGGGGGTTTCTTTGTCAGTGCGGGTTTCCAGAATATGCATGACCTTCATGGCCTGCCGTAGGTTGCCCTTGCTATAGTTCCATACTAAGTCAGTTGTGGCCTGATCGACTGGATCGGTCATCACTTTCTGGGTGACTTGCATAATATCCTCCTTGGTATTATCTTGAAATTCGTAAAAGTAATTGCAGCGGTCAAAGTAGTGGGCATCAATGCGAGATAGTTTATCCTTGGCATCCTGCATCCCGATCAACAGGATCACGGCCAAGGTCTCGTCAGCCAGGTCTCGGATCGAACCGAGCAGTTGGTGATAGCGGAAAGCATAGTCGATCTCATCTATGATGATGACCGCGTCTTGTTGTTCACAGAGGATCTGGATACACTGCTTGAAAAGCGTGTTAGTCGACCCGTACGGGATGTAATCTCCATAACCATAGTTATGGTATATGTTGGTTAACAGGTCTTTGGCGAAGGTCTTGGGAGTGGATGTGGCCTCCAAGCGCAGGTATGTATATCCCTTGCGGAAGGCCGTTCTAGTGGCGAAAGTGGTCTTGCCCAGTCCCGGCTTGCCATAAAGCATCCCCAACCCAACGATCTCTTGCTTAGGTCGAGTGAGTAGGAAGTCGATGCACTGCTGGGCTTTGATTACATTGACGGTTTGGATGAGTTTACCTTGTTCCATGATTATTTCCTCTCTACTCCGATTCGGTTCAACATCTCTTTCAGACTGATATCTGACTGGATAGGCCTAGCCTGGTTATCACTATCATCTTTGCTCTGCTTCTGAATAACCTCTGCCTCCAGCTTTTCCAGCTTTGCCATTGGCTCCCTAACTTCCTGAGCCACCGGATGCTGCTCGTGGATAACTATCTGTTCCAACCTGGCGATCTCCTGCTCAGGACCAGGCTGGGGAGCTTCCAGCATGGGCGGTTGGATGAAGGTGGGGTTGGAAGTGGACATCAGCAGTGGTCTAACCAGTTTCTCCACTACGTCCGAACTCTTGCGAACGGTGAGTTTTGTGCGCCGCTCGATCTGTTTGTGGTAGCGTTTGATCTCTCTGTATTCTTTGTTTAACTCGGACTGGGAGATGGGATTGCTTTTATCGAGATGCACGAAGGGGTCTTGCGCTCTGCGCACCTCTGCCTGGCAGATATAGTTGTCTTGCAAGTCATAGACTAGGATCCAGCGTAGGTCGGCCATATCATAACGGATCAGGACTTCCTTGCCCATGTGGTCGATCAATTCGGTACTCCAGTATTGCATCTTGTTGAGAATGATGCCATTGTTTCTGAGGGTCTTGCGAACGGTGGACATCATCAGGTAGTTTAAGCGCTTAGGTTCGACCTTCTGGTTCTCCGGCACTTCCGCAGCCTTAAAGACCGACCAGGGAGTCTTGCCTCCCAGTCCGCTGTGAGGATCCTCTCCATATATATATCTGATGAAGAAGCCGATCATCTGCATGGCCTCTTCCAGGGTGGGAGGTTCTGCCTTATACAGCTTCTGAGCCCACTTTTCGTTCCGCATCAGGGTGGAGGGCTTATCTGCTATGGTAGAGCCTCGGAAGCTGCTGATGAAGCGTTCAAAGCGTTCTTGGAAGGTCTTGAAGAAGCGCTCTATGATCTTGGCTTTGGCATTGTAGCTCTCAGCGAACACTACCCCGATGCCCAATCTGGGGAAGATACCCGATAACTCGGTGGCGAGATCATGATCAGCCCAGCGTTCATTGAACAGCTTAGATCTAAAGGCCTTGCCATTATCGAGATAGACGAACTTGGGCACTCCACCCCAGTTGAGGAAGCCATTGCGAAATGCCAGTTGGATGTGTTGGCTGTCTTCGGTATAGGCTAGGGATGCACCTACTGGGTATCTTGACGCCCAGTCCAAGACCATGATCATAGTCATGCGTTGGGCTTTCCCGGTCTTGGGATTGAGGATATCAAAGGCCAGGACATGCCCGTCGGCTA